ATTCTTGTTTGTGTTGCCAACATGGATCGAGTGCTCTCTTTTCATATTCAGTCACGTTGTCTCCAATCATCAGGTCTATCATTTTTAAACCAGTCTGCGATATCATCCGCACCATTAAAACCTTTCTTAAATTTTTTTGGATTTGAATCTCCAATATCTAAGTATTTAAGACAAGATCCATCCACATCTGTTGCCAATCTTCTTGCTTTACTCAACATACCTCTTGCAGAAGTATTGACTTTTGATAATTTTTCTGCCCATATCATATCTTCTAGACTTACTTCTGTACCTGCTGCAATATCTTTACATATTGCTTGCAATCTTAAACGGTATTGTGTTGATAGCATAAAAATGTTGTAATTACTTGTATTTAATCACAAATTTTTTAAGGTTTCAAGTAATGTCATGTTACCGTGATAATATCCCATTATATCAATGATAAGTATACTTAATAGCATAATACCAAGTGCAATCAACTGAGGGTGAGTTTCTTTCTTTTTTATATGAGTGGGTAGAATCTCTTTAAATCTATTGGTCATTGCCAATATTCATCCAAAACGTCGAATACTCTATTAAGATATTCATTTGCTCCATTACATTCATACTCTCCCTTTTCTCCGATTTCACATTTGTAATGAAGTTCTCTTTTAAGTTGCATGAGTTTATTTGTCATGGCAACCTTATCTAATCTCCCGTTCATCTTAATCCTCCAACAAACAGTATTCACAAGAAAGAGGAGTTGCCTTCATATCAGGCAAATCCTCTTTTGCTTGTTTTATTGCGTTGTATGCATTATCTGCGTACTCGCAGATTTCATAATGATTGTTTTGTAGGTCATGATAACCTATAACGTAATGGGACATGATCTTTCAACTCCAGTACACTAATATTTAGTATAACAGGGACATATTTTTACGCAATTATGTGTCCGTTTACACACTAACAATTAACAATCTTTATTAAGATCCTCTGCCATCTGACCACCAATCTCAGCACCTTGATTACCTGAGAACATAGTTACCCAACCAGCAGCCACCCAACCAATAATGGGAATATTGGCAACACTAGGAGCAACACTAGCACCAACACTGGAACCCACGAGTCTTCCTGTATTTTCTCCTCCTCCGATTGCTTTGATACAAGCTTCGGATTTTCCGTCTGCGATTGTTGTTGATGAACTATTTGGTTTTGTGTGAACTGAACCGTCCATCGTGTACTGTTCAATAGTTTTAACTTTGTTGTTAGCCAACCCAAGAAAGCCACCCTTCGTGTTACTATTCCTTTCCACACGCATCACTAGAGGATCGTTGGCACGATATTTAATTCTGTATCCATCTTTTCCAACCTCTGCTTCGTATGCTGTATATGGTCCTACTGGCACGTTGATACTTGGCAATTTACTCTCACGATTCATAAGAGTTCCAATCATACCGATATGAGAGAGACCAAGAATCCCTCCGAGTCCAAGTGCAAACAACCTAGACCACTTCACCTCTTTCTTTTCCATCATGCCTTTTTGTTAGGAGTAGGAGCAAGTACCATAGGTGCTTGTTCAATACGAATGGTTTGTGCAGGTGCAGTGTTTGCTGCTTTTTCAATTAGTTTTTCCATATCTGCCTTAGATATTGGAGCAGGTCCTTTTGCTGCTGTACCCTTATCTTTGTTCTTAGCAGTTTGAATTCCAAAACTAGCTAACACTCCTGTGAAGACACTCGCTATGAAAGTTGGATCAATATTTTTCTGAGGGAAGTTAGGAATTGAAACATAATTCAATGTCAATATTCCACCACTCCAGATTAAGATACCCAAGCGCACAAAAGTGGAGAAGATTTCCATCTGCTCCTCTTTGTCCTCTGCTAGTTCTTTTAACTTACCGAGTGGTCCTACCTTTTTAGGTTCTTCCTTTTTTACTTCTTCAGCCATATAAATTAAGACGACTATTTATATATAGTAATCTTAACTTTATATTAACTGTTTTCGATTAAAAACCAAGTGGAGGTAGTCCTACTGAAGTTGGAGATTTAGGTCCTGCTTGTTCTGTTGGTTCATCAGGTGCTGCCATAGGATTACCAAGATCTGGTATGTCTAGTGCTCCACCCAGTGCTCCACCACCAAGGTCTCCAAGTCCACCAGGTATAACTGATTCCATTACTTTGCTTTTGATGTTGTCGATAATCGCATCCTTACGTATGAATACGTAACCAGCAGCACCAACAACGGTGAGAGATACAACACCACTTGCAATAGCAATTCCATTTACAATTTTCTGTATCATGATATTTATGAACTGTATTTAAATTATACAATGTAAATTACAAATTGTCAACAAGTTCTTCACAAGTTAGATATGGCATGTATTCTGTATTTGCTTCTAACCTTAGAAATGCATCTCTACCTTGATTATAAAATCCATTATCCTTTAAAAAAGAATCACATTGTTCTTTAGATATATGATTTAATCCCAACAAAGTATGACCCCATAAACCTATACCAGAACCACCAAATAGGTATGGTAAATCCGTTGCAAACAATCCTCTTATTTTTAAGATACCTATTATATCTTTATTAAAGTCTGTAATATGTTCACCTGATGAAATAGATTTCCAAAATTTTGTATCATCACGACCTCCACTATAGTGTATGTTAATAAAATTCTTAAAATTTTCAATTAAACTATCAATAAATTTATTGTAAGAAGATATGATAGATTTATTTAAAGTGTTCTCTTTTGTATTGCTTATGTATTTTTGACATAAAACATCTAACTGAATTAATGTCAAATGTATATTAGTTGCTTGTAATGGTTCCAAGAAATGATATGCGAGACCTATGGATATTACGTTATTATTCCAAGAGTTTTTTAACTTGCCAGAATTGAATTTAAAAGTATTTTTTATTTCTGCATCTGGATAATTAAATTTAATTTCATCTATAACCTCATCTTGACTAATAAATCTATCACAGTTTACATATCCACAACCTATTCTTTCTTGAGTTGGTATTTGCCAACTCCACCCAGAACTTAATGCATTTGATTTTGTGATACAATTTATTTCTTTCTCTTTTTTTCTAGTAAAAGTTGTAACTGAATTCATTGGTAAATTATTCTCAAATGATATCCAATCTGACTTCTTTGAAAATATTCTACCAAATCCTGTACAATCAATAAAAATATCACCCTCAATAAAATTATTATCACAAAGTAATTTTATTACATTACCGTTTTCATCTCTCTCTACTTTAGATACTGTATCTGATACGTATTTTAAGTTCTTTGAATCTAATGCTTTCTTCTTTAAATATTTTACTGTCAACTTGTTGTCTAAATGAAGTGCAGTAATATAATTTTTTAACTCACCAGATTGTAAAAAGAAAGGAGTTTTTTTCATTCTTTTCATAAATCCATGTAAAGATGAAGTATCTAAAGATTTATTTTGTGCGTAAGTGTAGTAAATTAATGAGTCGAATATATTTCTTGTCGTAGATGTTCCATCAATCGGATTAAAAAAATTTGAATTTTGATTACTCCAATTAGTAAATTCAATTCCAATCTTAGGTGTTGCTTTTGTTTCTTTTAAAAATTCTTTGATTGATATATTTGGTATATTATCAATAACATTCATAAAAAATCCAGTCGTGCCTTCACCAACACCTATAGTATTGATATCTGGACTCTCTATAATTAAATATTCATGTGAGGGTTGCCTAACAGATAAAATAAGTGCAGACAACCAACCAGTTATGCCTCCACCGACAATGACAAATTTCATATATTAATCATCATATTCACTTCCTTCTCCAATATAGGCAAGAGAGATAATTTCTTCTTCTAGATCTTTATCATTTGAACTAATCCACTCATCAAATTCTTGACGAATTGAATCACCGTTCACAACCTCTTCAAAATCACCACGAGAACAAAGTTCTTTGGTGCGGTTGATTGACCAATAATATGTGTCATTCACTACTTTTTTCAAAGTTGCCATAATCTTTACGCATATAACGTCCGAGTATGTTGCTATTATAGTACATTGGAGTACCATCGTCAAGTGCTTCTGTTAGAACATTATGAAGAAACAATTGTTTTGTCTCTTCGTAGTTTACTTGTCCAAGGGTTGTGTGGAGGGAGAGGATTTCTCTTCTGAAAGAATCCTTGCCATCTCTTCTAATATCCTGCTTAAGATCCTCAGAGCTTCCGTAGTACTTCTTCC